ATACGATATTCGCAGGACGTTGAGTGTGGAACTGTGGTATTTGACCACCATTCCATAAGACGTTGTAGGAAGGTTCCTCTGAAGATAGTCGGTACTGGCCAGATCCGAAAATGGATCCGATTCCAGAACCGAGCCATCTGCCGAGACCGGAGCCGTCGACACCAAAGAGTTTTCCAATGGATTTTCCAAGGATAGCTCCGGTATCGCCGAAAGGGGTTTGTTTCTTAGGTTTAGAAACAATCTTTTTAGAACGGGAATTGTTCTTTTGGTTGGATTTAGATTTTGGTTTTGACATAGTATGGGATGCTCTAGTCAAATACGAGGACTGTACATCTGATAGTGACTGCGGGAGGATCGCCGTGCAGTCTCTTGGCATTTTGGTTAGCACTAAAATAATAGTTTTGGGAAATTACACTATCAGACCCCATGGAGCGAGGTGCTCCGGCCTGGCCCTATAAGTATGAACCCGGGCCGCACTTAGTTTAACGTCTTTTCGGACACGGATCAAACCGCGCTTATTACCGTGGATGTGTAGAAGGGTCCGTGACTGACCAGCAGCCTTCCCCTAGAGTTTCTACACAAGCGAATCAATTACAGCGGGAGCGCTAAATCCCGAGGCCACTTCACGAGGGTTTCCACACCCAGTTCAGTCTCGTACCATCTGCTGTTTGGTCGGATTAAATATGTAATCCGACTGGTGACGTGTTACTACTAACCTTGTACTCGATCAACCGATCGGACAAGATGCTCTCTAGAGCGTGTTGCATATCTGGTGATATACCAAAAGCCCGCCAAAACGAGACCCTGGTTAACTCATGGATAGTGGAATACGATCTCTTCATGCCTCGTGACAGCATCTCCATTCCTGAAACTAAAGTCGGATCAGTCAATGGTTTTGCTTGCCCAGCAGCTAGGAGATAAGCTTGATAGTACTCTTGCATTACCGGAACTCCACCAGTCAATGCCATTCCGCACAGTCCTATAGACCGCATCCATCTCTTGAAGACCTTGTGGTTATCCAATGGTTTGAGGGCTAAAGCATCTTTTGCCATGCTAACAACCGCATTCCTTACCATTACATATCCATCGGGAGTCCAAACGGGATGGGTCTGACAGAATTCTATCTCCTCAAACACTTTCACGGGTGCTTCTCGTTTCATAGTAAATCCCATCTCGAGAAACCAAGTGTCCAAGGTTTGCGTTTTCCTGTAATCCCTTTGTTCAATGATCAACACACAATCATCTCCATTGTTGGCCAGCCGGAATTTCGTAATTCCAACGGCACGACAATATGAGTGAACCATTGCGACCATCAACAAACAATTACCTAACCCAGTGTTCATGTCACCAGACATCCTACCGCCTTTTAATTTGAACGTCAGCTTTCCATCTTTGCAGTAAGCGAAACCTTTATTCACTAATTGTAATCCGAGCAACCGACTCAAG